TAGAATGTGACGTCGTGGATTGCTTCGAACTAGCTTACAACGAGATTAAAGACCGCAAGGGTCGCTGGGTTGAGGGTAGCTTTGTAAAAGAGGAGGACCTGTAAAGTGAACCGGATTAAAGAACTAAGAAAACAACGTAAGATAACCCAGAAGGCCCTTGCTGACATATTTGGTGTAAGTGTAAGAACTATTCAAAAATGGGAACACGGCGACACGGCAATCAAAGCCGTTAAGACGAAAAAACTAGCAGACTATTTCGAGGTAAGCGAAGGGTATCTTTTGGGATATTCGCAAAGCCCAGACATTCAAGAAGAAAAAGGATTGCAGCTTTCAAAGTGCCAACAGTACCTACTGAAATTAATTAGCATCAAAGCATCTTTGCTACGCGAACAAGAAGAGATAAGCGCGCAAGACTTGAGCAATATTAAGAAACAAGCCAGATGCTTATATGAGGATCTGGTATGGATGCAATTTGAAGCAGAAGAAAGAGAAGGTAAATGAAAATGAATAAACGAGAATTAATTGAACACATTAATAACACATTATTTGATAATTTGAAAGATACATTGTTCACAGAACCTACACTTTCAATCACAGAAAGCGCAAAAGATAATAAAGTGACAATAGCGTTTGAAACCGAGCAGGGCGGTCTCCTTGTGGGCGGTATGTTAAAGAAATTTGAAAAAGTCACGATCCCATGGTTTATTGCTAACTGGATCAAGTATTGCAAAAATACGGGTGTAACCTTGGTCCGAGCTTTACTAGTTGAAGAAATCGATCTTTACAATTA